TGGAATGATGGAGATCCCATCAGGATATGAGAACCCTGTATTGGTATCTGGTGCTGATGGTGTCGGAACTAAGATGAATATCTGTAGGATTGCTGATGATTACTCCACTATTGGTCAGGATCTCGTTGCTATGTGCGTCAATGACGTTATATGTTCTGGCGCTAAACCATTATATTTTTTAGACTATGTTTCTACAAAATCACTTGATGCTAACGTGAGTGATATTGTGTATGGGATTAATGTTGGTTGTACAATGGCTGGAATGGAACTTATAGGTGGAGAAACTGCAGAACATTTCCGACAAAATGATTATGACCTTGCTGGTTTCTGTACTGGTATTGTAGAGAAGAATCAGATTGTTAATGGTAGTAACATCAGAGCAGGTGACGTAGTAATTGGTATTGAGAGTAGTGGATTCCACAGTAATGGATATACTCTTATCAATGATATGCTATGGAGAAATTATATTAAGTATAAAGAGATGCCTGAGTTGCTGAGACCAACTACCATCTATGCCCGTCTAATCCAGTACCTATTGGACGAAGTTCCCATTCTTGGTATGGCACATATCACGGGCGGAGGACTTCCTGAGAACCTTCCTAGGTGTCTTCCAGCAGGTCTTAGAGTTGATGTTGATTATGATGCTTGGGAACGACCAGAAATGTTCAATAAGATTCAGAAGGCAGGAGACATTGCTGAGGAAGAGATGCGTAATGTATTCAACCTTGGTATTGGATTCTGTTTGGTAGTGCCAAAAGAAGTAGCAGAAAATACACAATGTCTTATTGCCGATACACCATTTGGTATGCGGTCTTGGATAATTGGAGAGGTCAACTAAATAAAAATGAATATCGTCGCCGCAGAGGGGCAACTGGCACAATCCAGTTGACGCCCCTCTTTTTTCTTGCTAGAATGTAGAGGATAAAATACTTGATTATGACAATTAAAATGGTGCTCCTTAAAACAGGAGAAACCCTAATATCAGATACTAAAGAAGTTGTTCAGGAAGAGCAAGTTCGTGGTTATATGTTGACTCAACCCCAAGTTATTGAATCTCAGGAAAAAACCCTCTTGGTTGAGAGTGAAACCCAGAACAATAATTATGAGTTGGATGTATTTCTTCGACCTTGGATGATTCTTTCTAAGTCAAAAGAATTTGTTATTACTACTGATATTGTAGCAACTATTTGCGATCCTCTAGATAGTGTGCTAGAAATGTACAATAGCAAAATTAATCCTACCCCATTATCCGAAACGGAGGTTGTAAATGGCTGAGAATATTAAATGTCTTTTGGTAGATATCGATAATGTTCTTATTAGTGAAGTTGAGGAGATCCCATCAGAAATTGGAGACCCTGACTGTAAATTAATTAGACCATACAGATTTTACCCAGATAAAGAAATGGAACCTTGGGTTAAGGCTTCCAATCAAACTGAATACATGTTAAGATCTAGTGATATTCTAACTATCGCAGATCCAACCCCAGAAATTGTTGAAGCGTACTTGAAACTTACAGAATGAGATTTTACACGAACGTTCAGATGGTCGGGAATCACTTCTTAGTCCGTGGTTATGAAAATGGACGACATTTCATGACACGAGAGAAGTTTTACCCGACTCTTTTTGTTGAATCAAAAGGAAAAACCAAATATAAAACTCTTGAAGGTGAATATGTTCAATCAATTGAACCTGGAACTGTTCGTGATTGTCGTGAATTTATCAAACGATATGATGGCGTAGATAACTTTAAAATCTACGGAAACGACAGATACATTTATCAGTATATTTCTGAAAAGTATCCTGAAGAAGAAATTAAGTTTGATACTACAAAGATCAAGATCTCAACAATTGATATTGAGGTTAAAGCTGAAAATGGATTCCCGGATGTTGAGTCTGCTGCAGAAGAAGTTCTTCTGATTACGGTGCAAGATTATACCACTAAGCAGATTCGCACTTGGGGGCAAGGACCTTTTAATAATAGGCAGCAGAATGTTATCTACAAGCAGTTTAGAACTGAGTATGAACTCCTGAATGACTTCATCAATTGGTGGATGATTGAAGATAACACTCCCGAAGTTGTTACTGGATGGAATAGTGAACTGTATGATATTCCGTACTTAGTACGTCGTATCGATAGAATCTTGGGTGAGAAGTTAATGAAGCGTATTTCACCTTGGGGTTTGGTGACTGAACGTGAGACTATGATCATGGGACGCAAACACATTTCTTATGATGTTGGCGGTATCACACAACTTGATTACCTAAATCTTTATAAGAAGTTTACGTACAAAGCGCAAGAGTCCTATCGTCTGGATTATATTGCGAGTGTCGAACTTGGACAGAAGAAACTAGATCACTCTGAGTTTGATACCTTTAAGGACTTCTATACAAACGGATGGCAAAAGTTTGTAGAATATAACATTATTGACGTGGAACTTGTTGACCGTATGGAAGACAAGATGAAACTGATTGAACTGGCAATTGTTATGGCGTATGATGCTAAAGCAAACTATGCAGATGTATTCTCTCAAGTTCGTATGTGGGATACGATTATCTACAATTACCTCAAAAAGAGGAATATTGTAATTCCACCTATTGTTCGATCTGATAAAGACTCTAAGTATGCAGGTGCATATGTCAAGGAACCGGTTCCGGGAAAGTATGATTGGGTTGTGTCTTTTGACCTTAACAGTCTATACCCTCATCTTATTATGCAGTACAACATCTCCCCAGAAACGTTACTTCCGGAGCGACACCCTTCGGCTACGGTTGATAGAATCCTTAATCAGGAAATAAACTTTGAACTGTACAGTGATAATGCTGTTTGTCCTAACGGTTCAATGTATCGGAAAGATAAGAGAGGATTTCTTCCAGAATTGATGGATAAGATCTATAAGGATCGAACCGTCTATAAAAAGAAGATGTTGCAAGCGAAACAACAGTATGAAAAGACTCCAACTAAAACACTTGAGAAGGAAATCGCCAGATGTAATAACATCCAAATGGCGCGTAAAATCCAACTCAACTCTGCTTATGGTGCTATTGGCAATCAATACTTTCGCTATTATAAACTTGCTAATGCTGAAGCAATCACCCTCTCAGGTCAAGTCTCAATCCGTTGGATTGAGAATAAGATGAATCAAAAGATCAATAAGATCTTGAAAACAAATGATGTTGATTATGTTATTGCTTCTGATACTGATTCCATTTATCTTAACTTGGGTCCTCTGGTTGAAAGTGTATACGAGGGAAGAGAGAAAACTACTGAAGGCATTGTCACGTTCCTTAATAAGGTCTGTGAGATGGAACTTGAAAAGTATATTGACCGTTGCTACGAAGAACTGGCAACGTATGTGAATGCTTATGACCAGAAGATGCAGATGAAGCGGGAGAACATTGCTGAACGTGGTATCTGGACTGCTAAGAAGCGATACATTCTTAACGTATGGGACAGTGAAGGTGTTCGTTACGATGAACCTAAACTGAAGATGATGGGCATTGAGGCAGTCAAATCCTCAACACCAGCACCTTGCCGCACGATGATTAAGGATGGTCTTAAACTTATGATGAGTGGAACTGAAGAAGATGTTATTGAATTCATCGATAAATGTCGAACCGAGTTCAAAAAACTTCCACCAGAACAGATTGCTTTTCCACGTTCTGTATCTGATGTAGTAAAATATCGATCATACTCCAGCATTTATTCTAAGGGAACTCCGATTCATTGTCGTGGTGCTCTCCTCTTTAATCATTATATTAAGGAGAAGAATTTGACGAATAAATATTCACTCATCAATAACGGGGAAAAAATCAAATTCCTGTATTTGAAGAAACCCAATATTATTCGGGAGAATGTTATCTCATTCATCCAGGACTTTCCACGCGAACTTGACCTTGACAAATATATTGATTATGACCTACAATTTGAAAAGAGTTTTGTCGAACCTCTCAAGTCAATCCTTGATGCGATTGGGTGGAATGTAGAAAAAACTGTAAACTTGGAATTATTTTTCTCCTAATGGACCTACCTATTAACGACAAAGAACTTGGCACTATTATTAGTGCTATGCGTCTCGGAGGAGATGCTGCCCTTTATCAAAAACTAAAAAGGATTAAGGATATCCGTGATGCTAATCCTGGTGGTCCTTACAAGAAAATTGCCCGTGAAGAATTTGGAATTGTTATTTAATGATTAATGAAAACATATCATCAGTAGATAGAATTGCTGATGCACTTGAAAGAATTGCAACAGTTCTAGAAACTGGTGCTCACGTCAATGTTGATCATGCACATATAGATGAAATGCATGGCGATGTTGTCACTCACCCCAAAAATTTTTAGTTTTTAATTTATTATGGATTTTTTAAAAGAAATTGTAAAAGAGATCGGAGATGACTATACCAAACTCGCAAAAGACATCGACGACACAGAAACCTATGTGGACACGGGTTCTTACGTTCTTAATTCACTGGTCTCAGGTAGCATATTTGGCGGTGTTTCTGGGAATAAGATTACTGCCATTGCTGGTGAGTCTTCTACTGGGAAGACTTTCTTTAGTCTCGCTGTGGTTAAGAATTTCTTGGATAGTAATCCTGGTGGTTACTGTTTGTACTTTGACACTGAGGCAGCAGTTAATAAGTCTCTTCTTGAAAGTCGTGGCATTGACTTAGAACGATTAGTTGTTGTTAATGTAGTTACTGTTGAAGAGTTTCGTGGAAAGGCACTCAAAGCAGTGGATATGTATCAAAAAACACCTGTAGAGGATCGCAAACCCTGTATGTTTGTGCTAGACTCTTTGGGGATGCTTTCCACTGAGAAAGAGATTACTGATACACTCAACGATAAAATGGTTCGGGATATGACTAAATCCCAACTGATCAAAGGTGCGTTTCGTATGCTCACTCTCAAGTTGGGTCAAGCAAACATCCCTATGATTGTTACTAACCACACTTACGATGTTATTGGTGCATATGTTCCAACCAAAGAGATGGGTGGCGGTTCTGGTCTTAAGTATGCGGCATCCACGATTATTCATCTTACTAAGAAAAAGGAAAAGGACGGAACAGAAGTCATTGGGAATCTTATTAAGGCAAAGACTGCTAAGTCGCGTCTAAGTAAGGAGAATCAAATTGTTACTGTGCGTCTTTATTATGATGAGCGTGGTCTTGATCGATATTTTGGTCTTCTTGAGTTGGGTGAACTGGGAGGTCTCTGGAAAAATGTAGGAGGTCGTTACGAAATGACTGTTGATGGTGAGACTAAAAAAGTCTATGCCAAAGCAATTTACAAAGATCCTGAAATATACTTCACCCCAGAGGTGATGGAACAACTGAACATTATTGCAAAACAAACTTATTCTTATGGAGCGAATTGAGTCAACTATTTTACGAAACCTTGTTTTCAATGAAGAGTACTCTCGCAAAGTAATTCCGTTTATTGAACCTGATTATTTTGAGCAGAGAACTGAAAAAATTATTTTTCAGGAGATTACTGAGTTTATTGTAAAATATGGCAATGTCATTACTACAGAAGCATTGTCAATTGAAATGGAGGATCGTGCAGATCTCTCCGAAATGGAAGTAAAAGAGTCTCGTGAAATTATTACGGGACTTAATGATTCTCCCGTAGATAGTCAATGGTTACTTGATACTACTGAAAAGTGGTGTCGTGATCGTGCGATTTATCTTGCTCTTATGGAGTCCATCGGTATTGCTGACGGTGCTGATAAAGAAAAAACCCGTGATGCCATTCCTTCAATTTTGTCGGATGCACTTGCGGTTTCTTTTGATAATCACATCGGTCACAATTACTTAGAAGATTATCAAGAGCGATACGAGGCATATCATAGGAAAGAGGATAAGATCCCGTTTGATCTTGAATACCTTAATAAAATCACGAAAGGTGGTTTACCTAATAAGACTCTTAATATCGCGCTTGCGGGAACAGGGGTGGGTAAGTCCCTATTCATGTGCCATTTTGCTAGTTCCGCTCTACTGCAGGGAAAAAATGTTTTGTATATCACGATGGAGATGGCTGAGGAGAAGATTGCGGAACGTATTGACGCAAACCTTCTGAATGTTTCTATTCAAGATCTGGTAGATCTTCCTAGAACTTCATTTGAAAACAAAGTAACCAATCTAAGTAAGAAAACTCAGGGTCAACTTATAATTAAGGAGTATCCAACAGCGAGTGCTCATAGTGGACATTTTAAAGCACTTCTTAATGAACTTGCACTTAAGAAATCTTTTAGACCTGATATTATATTTGTGGATTATCTCAATATTTGTGCCTCGTCGCGTTACAAGGGATCTGCCAATATTAATTCCTATACTCTTGTTAAGTCGATTGCAGAGGAACTTAGAGGATTGGCTGTCGAAGCCGAGGTCCCTATCGTATCTGCCACCCAGACCACTCGTTCTGGTTATGGCAGCTCTGATGTTGACCTTACTGACACTTCTGAGTCCTTTGGTCTCCCTGCTACTGCTGATCTTATGTTTGCCCTTATTAGCACTGAGGAACTTGAACAGTTGGGACAGATTATGGTAAAACAGTTGAAGAATCGTTATAACGACATTAATCTCTTTAAGAGATTTGTTGTTGGTATTGACCGTGCAAAGATGCGTTTGTATGATTGTGAGCAAACAGCACAAGAGGATATACTTGACTCTGGAAGAGAAGAGGAGTATAATCATGAGGACGAAAAGAAACCTAAAAAATCATTCGACGGATTTAAATTCTAATGAGTAAGCAAGTTGATTTTGAAAAGTATCAGAAGTTTGTAGATGCTGTTACTTCAGACCAATCTACAGATTTTGTTGCCCTTGCAGATCGTCTAGTTGAACTGGATGAAAAGGGTGCAAACATTGAACGTCTTCTGACCGCTGGTGTTGGTATCAATGCTGAAGGCGGAGAGTTCCTTGAAATTATCAAGAAACTTATCTTCCAAGGCAAACCTTGGGATGAAGCAAACAAGGAACATCTGTTCATCGAACTTGGTGATCTGATGTGGTATGTTGCCCAAGCGTGTATGGCACTTGGTGTTTCTCTTGATGAAGTTGTTGCTCGCAACGTAAAGAAACTTGAGAAGCGTTATCCTGGTGGACAGTTTGATGTATACTATTCCGAGAATAGAGAAGTTGGTGATCTTTGATAGAATCTGTAATTAAAAATGAACTCTACATGGGGTACATCTTTGGTATTATGATTTTGGGTGGGTTCATTCGTGAATATCATGCACTTGAAGATGTGTACTCACTAATAAAAAGATATGTTAGTGATAATCGTCTTATTATTATTCTAACTTCATTTTTAGGTGGCGTACTTCCTATTCCAGGACGTGTGGCATTATCTGCACCACTTCTAGATGCTATCGCACCAGCAGAAAAGAAAAAACGTTCTTATTTTGGTGTAATTGATTATTTGTCTACCCATCATTATTATTGGTGGTCACCACTAGAGAAGACAGTTGTCTTACCTATGGCGGTGATGGGAGTATCCTATACGACATTTCTTGGATATACAATCGTTCCTCTTATCATTACATTATCGTATACTTGGTGGTACATCTTCTCAAAGATTGATCCTGAAAGTGTTAATATTTTAGATAATGTTCGTGAGTTCAATTGGCGTCGTGCTCTTACAGGATGGGCACCACTGATTGCTACTATTATTCTTCTATTAAATACAGGTAAAGGTGGGGCAATCTTCTTCTTCCCTTGGTTCCTTGTGATGTCAATCTATTACTCTATTGTATTTAAAGATTGGAAGTGGGGTAAATGGTTGGATGGTAAGTTTGCTATCATTGCTACTATTGTTCTTGCATTTAGTGGTGTTGTTGGGCAAATAAAAGGTCCTGTGATGGAGTATCTCAAGGCAGCAACTCCTGAAATGTTAATTCCCGCTTCAATTGTTGCTATGATTGCTGCTTGGATTATGGGTTCATCTGGTAAGTATGCTGGTATGACTTCTGCTCTGGTAGCAATCTTCGGTCCCCAATACTTGGTGTGGTTCCTCTGCACTGAATATTCTGGATATCTATTGTCACCTGCACATAAATGTTTGATGATTGGACAACAATATTTTGGAACTCCTATTAGGAAATATTATAAAGTAATTGGTGGTCTGTGTGGCATACTTATTGGATATGCAGCGATTATAACTTTTGCAATCTAATGTACACGATTCTTAATTATGCTACAGCATT